CATCTGGTGTTAATCACCCTGTACTAGCTGAAGCGGTAACACAGTTTCAAGCGCAAGCTTACAAAGAATTGCTTCCTTCCGATGGACCAGTAAGAACTCAGATAATGGGTAACATAGATGTTCCAAAAGAAGAACAAGCAAAAAGGGTAAAAGATTTCATGAATTATCAGATCATGGATCAAATGAAGGAATACGAACCAGAGTTTGATCAAATGCTTTTTTACCTCCCTCTATCCGGATCTACCTTTAAGAAAGTCTATTACGACGATCTTTTAGGTAGGGCGGTATCAAAATTTGTACCGGCTGAAGATTTAGTCGTGCCATATTCTGCAAACTCTTTAGATGATGCAGAGGCAGTTGTTCACGTAATTAAAATTTCAGAAAATGAATTAAGAAAACAACAAGTGTCAGGATTTTACAGAGACATAGAATTAGGTTCACCACCTGTTACAGAAAATCAATTACAAGATAAAAAATTAGAGCTAGAAGGAATTTCTAAAGATGGCCAAGAAGATCAATATACTTTGTATGAGATGCATACTAATTTAGATCTTGAGGGTTATGAAGACGTAGGAGAAGATGGAGAACCTACTGGAATTAAACTTCCGTACGTTATTACAATCGCAGAGTCTAATAAAAAAATTTTATCTATTAGAAGAAACTATAAACAAACTGATCCACTGAAGAAAAAAATAAATTACTTTGTGCAATTTAAATTTTTACCTGGCACAGGATTTTATGGTTTTGGTTTAATCCATATGATCGGTGGTTTGACTAGAACA